GCTAAGTATCTCCGAAGTGTCATTCCGGGACAGAGGGCCCGTGCGACGGCAGTAAACCGGTGTTACCGGAACTCCATCATACGCGTCCATCCCGCAGGACTCACGGAACTTCCCAGTTCCAAAAGTCTTACGGGTATTAACTCGAAGGTTGAAATCTTCGAGCGTCTTTGTCACCGGCAGCACAAATTCTGTGGGAACAATGATATCGTCCCCATAGACACGCACCTCTTGCAGAACTCTTAACAGGTTCCGCTTAGAGATCTGAAGGTGTTTGCTTCTCATGATCCCCAAAAGTGAGATGGTATAGAATACCATCGATTCAATTGGGAAGCAGAGGGCAGAACCCATAGACGCGAACTTGGCAAGGTGTTGAACACCATGTCCAGGCACGTCAGCCGAAGTGCTTCGGCACGCGAAAACAGCATCCCTTAAGTCTGGGACGCAGCTAAGCATGCTATACACTAGGCTGGCTGAAACTCGATCGCTAGCGTCTTTCAAGTCGATCGTTGCGAAACGACCGTCAGAAGAGGACGAGAGCGCAAGGCTTTGGTTCACAGTCTGATCCGTAAAGTTTACGAATCCGCCTGTTAGGGGTGATCCCTCCAGGGCCTTCACAATCGGAACCATCAGAGCTTGCTGTGTATATTGCATACACACCGGCTCAATGGCGATGATTCGTGGAGTCTTCAGCGTTTTAGGTACAGTGATTACCCTGACGGGTAACTCTGCGCCAGGTTCGGTGAAGTGTACTCCCTCAAGCATATCCAGGAACCCGAGATTCGGGATCCCGAACATGTCGAAGGGGAAGAACGGCTGTAGCCGTTCGTTCCACTGTCTGAGGTTGTATTTGTCGTTACGAGAAATACGCTCAGCAGTAGCACCAGGGCCGTGGCGAGGTATAAGATCTCCGGATATAACCTTACGGTTAACCTCCGAGAGAACTTCGGACCACAGCATCCCAGAGATATGCACAAAATCTGATAGATCTTGGGCAGTCCAGGAATCCTGGCGTACTTCACTCTCACACTGAATATACCTTTCATAAGCCTCCTCGACTCTTTGAGTCGAGCAAGGAAGCTCGACCTTCTTCAATAATAGGCATACCTGCCTAATATAGTAGATGGCCTGGATGTTAGGTTTATCCAGAACAACTCCAGTACCAGCGTCAAACACTTGTTCGAGCAAACCCGATAAAAACCTCGGGAGAGCTCCATCGCGATTTCGGTGAAAGCCGATGAACGATGATGGAACAACACACCCATCTGCCAGACTTCTCTCGAAGTCTGAGCAAAAAGATGGTAGGGTTATCGTGAGAAACGATAATCCTTCATGTTTGACGCGTCGTGTGATTGTTAACCAATCACGCGTGGTGCTTGTGCAACACCATATACTAGCATCTGCTAGTACACACAGGACAAGACGCATAAGGCTTTTCATGTCGGCCTCCTAAGAAAAGAAGGTCAGGCAGTCCTTGCCATATGCAGATAACCCAGTGTGTCCACACATAATGTGGATCTACATCAACGAACCGGTCGTGAGTCCTTTATAGACTAACCATACCAGAACGAAGATGAAGATGAGGTCACAAACTGGTAGGATCAGTTGATTCCTACTCATTAGCTTTCGCCACCGAGCAGAGCAGTGACCTTCGACCCAGTAGAGGGCGTGAGATACGCAGTAAGCGCATCCACGATCTGCTTGGCCTCCGTCACGGTAAAGCCCGTGACAGGGAGGTCAACGACAAGATAGGCAGACATCGAGTACTTGATGTTCTGC